TCCCGTTTACCTCAAGGCGTTTAGCGATTGAGGCCGTCGTGTACTTGTCATAACAAACGGTCCGCGGGTAAAACTGTTTAGCCCAATAAGCGATCCGATTAGCCATATAAAGCTCGTCGATAGCTACGTCGGAGTGAAAAACCTCGAGTACCGCGACCCCTATACGGCCGTCCTCGAGTAATTGGCCCATTACAAGCGATCCATTACGTCTCGACGGTGCCACATCAAAGCCAAACACGGTCAGCGGACCGGGTACTAGCTTAAGATCCTTATTGCCGGCCTCCTCAACAGATAGGTAAGGCCACGGGCTCGCCGTAGACGAGATCCATTGGCACAACAATTCAGTTTTAGTAGTTTCAATAGATTGAGTAGCGACGGCCTCAGCCAGCGCCTCGAGCGTTACGGTGTAGCCAAGTGCCGGGTTTGCCATGGCCCACGCCTTAGGATCATCTATACGAGCGAATTGCTCGGCGCTATATTCATAGTAGCCAAGCGACGGCGGAGGGCTCTCTAAACATCTTTGTCTCAAAGAATTAAGCACGGTGCTAAATGCATCTCCACTATTGCTAGTTAGTAGTGTTTGAGCGTTAGCCTTGGCGCGAGTCGTAGGTGTTGCAGCTTGATACCCCTCCTCGCTAATCTCGCGTAATTCATCGATGTATAAAAATGAGGCGGACCTGCCGCGAGCGCCGTCGCGCGTAGCTGCTACCACATCTAACCTATGCCCGTTTTTAAGCTCGATCGACTCGGTGCCGTTAGCGTACCTAATCTGCCGTACTTGCTGAGAGAGCTCTGAGTTGCCCTCGATCGCGTAGGCCACCTGCCTAAAGGTGTCTAAAGCCATCGATCTATTGGAGCTCATAATGAGCACGTTAGGGCTATCAAATAAAAACATATGCGCGAGCATCATCATACGCGCGAGGTGAGTCTTACCTTGTTGCCTAGCTACGAGCACGAGGTTTGTCTTACGGATAAATAGATCCTCATCGGATACCGAGGTCATGTCATCAATTACAAAGCGTTGCCATGGTAAAAGCGGTACGCCTATCGAGTCTGCTAGATCCGATACCTCTTGGCCACGATTTTTAGTCTTGAGATAAGGGCTATGTAATCGAGGCTCAGTAGCCCCATAGAGCGGCGTAGTCATCCGGTGAGTATCCCTATCAATTCTGCTCGGGTTGGCCCGTACACGGACCGGCTAGGACCGTTGAGGTGGTGATCGGGGAGATATTGCTCGGAAAGGCAGGGGGGGTAGAAACGCGTGCTAAAAAAACAGCTTGTGAGCGTGATCCCTTTGAGCTATTACAACGCTTGCAACACGCCACCATATTCTCAAGGCTTACAGGATCTCCACCGCTTTTAATGCTGATTATGTGGTCTACGGTCGTGGCATCTTGCCCACAATAAACGCACGTGTACCCATCTCTAGCGAGCGCGACTAACCGGGCTTTTTTGTATTTACTACTCACTCTTGGATCTTGTCTACCTCTAACCATTAGTAATGCCCCTTAGCTTGATGATGTGCCCACGCTTTACACGGTGTTTGGTATCTATGTGATATGTATTTAAGTCCCATATCTATTTGACGATAAGGATCGAGGATCTTAAGTCTTAGCATTTGTGGTATCCCATATGCAGAGCTCTTAGGATTAGCTGCTCTTGGATCCCATCGACTCTCGTTATTCCACAATAGCTCCAAACATCTATATTGCTTGGCACTTATTACTTTCATATGTGCATATAGCTTGTAGTTATCTTTATCTTTTGTAGTGTTTACCGCTATTGCATTTGTTGTGTTGCCAAATACAAATAGCGCGGCCAATAGCACCAAGCTAAGCCCGCGAGCTATCCGCCTCAGCGGCTCGCTAGCTAGCATGGAGCGTAAACCCTTAGTCAAATACATGTCAATCTTGAGCGTGATCTTGAGCGTGTCCCACAGGCTATTAACACCTGTGTATAACTTCTGTGGATAACTCATTGAGTACTCAATATCTGTTGCCCTATGTAATGAGTGTAAGCCGGTGGAATAGCCTCGACTAACTCGCCCCATATCATCCAATCAATACCCATAGCCTCATGCGCCTCGGGCATTGTCTTAGCTGTGTGTCCACCGCCCGGGATCTCATCACGCATCGAGCCATAAATACCTACAGGCTTACCCTGCTCTTTATGGTGGCAATCTGTACCGCGTAACTCCATTGAGGACTCAAAGAGTCTATGCCTACGCACTTTCAGGCCAAATGCTGAGCCGCATAACTGTACGGGATCAATAAGAGGCGCTCCCTTTACGTTTTCTATAACGTACGGGATCTCACTTACTACGAGTAATGAGCGCACTTGAGCGAGTAAATCTTGTTTACTCGTACTCTTACCCTGAGCTACGCGTAGATGCTTAGTCACCGAGTAGGTTTGGCATGGTGGCGAGGCGTGTATTAGGTCAAAGCCCTCTAAATCCTCAGGCCTAAGGGTCATTACATCGCGGCGTATGTACTCAAACGGGTAGCGCTTACCGTGTTTAATATCCATGCCTACGACTTCATAACCTGCCTTGGCGTAGCCCATTGAGGCCCCACCTGCACCGCAGAATAAATCTAATACTCTAGGCATCTTTACCCCATCCCGTACCCTTAAAGCTAATACCCGGCGCGTGGTAGATCTGCCTCATGGCCAAATTACAACAATACGGCGTAACGTGCTCGGCTATCTTTTCTACCGTCTCATATCGGATATTGCAGCTAATACACTCATACTCATACGTCGGCATTTTTACACTCCAATTTTTTTAATATTGCTTTTACTTTCCATAAAGGGACGTGTTTTTCTCCGTAATTATCAATGGCCATATGATCAGTAGCCATATATTCAAGCTCGCATTTAAGCTCAAAAATGGTGCAAGTCTCAAAATAATCATCAACAAACTTACACATTTTTAAGATCCTCCATCATTACTACACCCATAACACCGCATTTAACGCATTGGAGCGTTTTAACGTACGGTGGCAGGTTATCGGTTACGACTCTTTCAATATGCTCAGTAATGCGAGCGCATAGGCGGCACTTAGTTTTATATGTCGCCATAATTTGACCTCTTTAGATATTGCATCTCAAATAGACTAGCTCGAGGTACCCAATAGTTATTTTGATGAGGGTGTTTGTATCGAGCTTGCTTAGCCATATGTACCGGCATCCATCCAAGCAAGGTATACACCGGGCTATAGCCTGTAACTAATATAGCTACATCGTTAGGCCTACCCGGCCCTCTATTTTGTAGGATTAAATGGCCGTTACCGTGTTTAGTCCACTTAACCTCGACGTTTTCGCCTACATCTGCCGTATCGTGGCCGTTATCGACGGCGGGCTTAAAGCCAAAATCGCCAAAATATGCAGCTACGGCGATCTCGGCTCCTGCCCCCTCGGCCTCCTGCCATACAAGCTCGTGCCAATTATTGTACTTTTGGCCAAAATTGCTCGCATCGCTTGGATCAGCATTACGTAAAATCGTACGCTCGAGCCCTACTCGATGAGCGGTAATCTCCTGCGACCTATCGAGTATTACTTTAGCTACGCGCGACATTGTGCACATAGCCATAGGACTACCTCACCGCTTACGTCGCGTACGTTAAAGCCGCCTAACTCTGTCTGCCACGTAAAACACTCGTCGCATTGTTTGGCAGCTACAACGGTCATATCGCCGTTATCGTGGATAGTCGTAGCGAGTCCGTCTTTGATAAAAGTTAGCTCGCCCATCTCTAAACCTGAGGTACCCATTTACCCTGAGAGTTGAGCACGTGCCATACCGGGTTACATTGATTAGCTCGTACCCGCTCGGTGCATTTGTACGCGGCCCACGGCTTACCCGTAGATTTCGCCTCACCGGTCGCCCAAATCATCGTGCCATGAGGGCATCGAGGAGCCTCGGCTATCTGCTCACCGCCTAAGGTTTTACCGATCTCTAGCACCGCACTTGCCATAGTAGTCATATCCTCGATAGAGGCTTTAGTGCTCCATGGATCAGGGTCGGCCGGTAGGTTTTCTACCTTTTCCATATCCTGCACCGTAGGCCGCGCCTTATGGTCGAGGCTTGGAGTAAGTAGGCCTATGCACCTGCCGTATGCGCTTGTAATCGTGTCCTCTATAAACCATTTTTTGAGATTATTCGGATACGTCGATACGTTACCAAAAGCGTAATCGACGGCGCTAGGCACCTGATCCTCGTACTCGCGGTAAGCCTCGGCCTTTACTAGCACCGTACCGGCCATTACGTCGATGTGCTCGATAGAGGCGATTAATCGACCGGATGGAAACTCAGCTCTAAAGCGCTTGATGCGAGCATTTACATCCTCGTAGTTATCTAGAAAACTCATTAGATTAGCTCCTTATCTTTAAGAGCTTGAGCGATAGCACGACCCCGGATAAAACCCTCGCCGTGGCCTTGTCGGTGACCTATCGAGTAACCGATCACCAT